TTTTGGCAAACAATATAGGTTTTCCAAAATCTGTAATAGCATTGTCAAAACTGATTTATAATATTCCGGGCCTTCTAGACAAATGTAATAGAGCATTTGCTCACAATTCATTGGCGAATAGCTGGACAAATGAGTCAACACTGTCTTCTCTTTAAATAATCCTCAATTAGATAATATAATAAATAGTTAATACTATTAATGTTTATATTGGATATTATAAAGGATCATGCTTTTATTTAAAGAATTTTTATTAGAATCTCAGGGTGCTAATAAGCACCTTGAACATTTAGAAGATGAAGTTTTAAACGGTGGATTTGATGGTGTAAAAAAAGCAATCACATATTTAAGTTCATTAGGATCAACACTAAAAGGGGATTCTTCTAAACAAATTAAAATAACAACTAAATGGGATGGGGCTCCTGCAGTTGTGGCCGGAATCGATCCTGAAACTGAAAAATTTTTTGTAGCCACTAAGCATGGTGCATTTTCAAAAGTACCCAAATTAAATTTTTCAAATGAAGACATTGAAAATAATCACGAGGGTGGGTTACAGGAAGTTTTAAAAGATTCTTTGAGATATCTTAAAGATATTGGAATGGATGGCGTTTATCAAGGGGATTTATTATACAGTCCACAAAAACCTACAACGATACAATCTATAGATGGAGAATCGCATATTGTTTTTACTCCAAACACTATAACATATGCGATTAAATTAAAAAGTGAATTAGGGAAAAAAATAAATGCTTCAAAATTAGGCATTGTTTGGCATACAAAATATACTGGTGAAGTAGTAAATCAAATGAATGCTACATTTGATGTAAATGTTGATAATTTTAAACAAACATCAAGTGTGTGGTTTAAAGATGCTGAATATGAAAAAATGGACGGAATAGCATCTTTTACTAAAGAAGAAACTGATTCATTTTTCAGTGTGCTTTCACTGGCTGGTAAGTTATTTAGAACTCTTGATAAGAAGTTACTTGACGGTATAAGAGATGATAAATATTTAAATACGCAAATTAAAGCATTTGCTAATTTTAAAATACGGCAGGGTAAACCCATTGGAAATGTTAATGCACATGTTATTGGATTGATTAAATATTTACAACATAAATTAACTAACGAGGTTGATAAATTAAAATCAGAAAAGGGCAAAGAAAATAGACGTAAAAAAAATGAAGACATTTTAAAATTTTTTACAGAAAATAAAAATGCTTTGAAAAACATGTTTCAAATGCAAAATGTTCTTATAGCCGCTAAAATGATAATAATTAAAAAATTACAAGATATTCAGCCCATGACAAAAACATTTATTCAAACCGATAATGGGTTTGAAATTACGAATCCGGAAGGATTTGTTGCAGTTACAATTGCTGATGGAGCAATAAAACTAATAGATAGATTAGAATTTTCAAGACAAAATTTTTTAGCACCAAAAACATTTGGGAGTAAAGCATAATGGAAGTATCAGAACAAAATCTCTTAAACAAATTAGGCGAATCTTATATGAAAATAGTATTGACTGAAGATGTTGATGCTCGATTAAAAAGATTAGCAAGAGAAGGTTTAATTAATCAAGATGAATATGCACTGTTTCTTAAAACAATGCAAGATTTAGAAGCCGATAAAAAGCCAAATCCAAAACAAAGAATGATGATTATACGGATTTTTGATAAGCTCCTTGGTCTAATTATGGGGGACAAGGTTGTGTATCAAAAGATATTGCAAACTGTTAAAAAGAGCAAAAAAAATAAAGAAAAAATTAAAGAAGATACTTTTAGATCAACTCATACAATAATTGTTCATGAAGGCATAGAATATTATGTGACTGCTGATAAAGAATTAATAGAAGTACCATCTTCATTTGAATAAATAATTCTATGAAGATTTATAAAAAGTTTTTAGTAGAAACAAAGCAAGAAAAGACGGCAATTGCAACTTTTGGGAGAATGAATCCTCCTTCTATAGGTCATGTTAAACTTGCAAAAAAGATTTTATCAGAGGCAAGAAAGCATAAAGCAGAACCTTATATTTGCTTGTCTCCTACTCAGAATGCTAAAAAGGATCCTTTGGGTCCAGAAAGAAAACTTTATNATGNTNNAAAAACGATAGGTCCACATATTCATATTGATGTTAAACCTACAGTTTTTGAAGCATTATCTGATTTGTATTCTAAAGGATTTAAAAAACTTGTATTTGTTGTTGGTAGTGATAGACTAAGTAAATTTTCAAAATGGATATCACAATATAATGGAGTAGAAGGAAAAGCTCATGGATTTTATGATTTTACAGATATTGATTTTGTAAGTTCAGGAGACCGTGATCCCGATGCTGAAGGTGCCGCTGGAATGTCTGCATCAAAATTAAGAGAGTTTGCAGTTTCTGGAGACATTGATAGTTTTAAAAAAGGTACGAAATTATCTGCTAAAGATACAAAGTCTATGTATAACGAAATTAGGAAGGCTATGAAACTTGAAACCATAAAAACGGAACAAATTAATTTGAAAGAAGCACTTCGCCCTGAAAAAGTACCCGCACATAAAATAAAAGAAGGTAGAGAATTTCCCAAAACACCAGCAGACAAGAAAGCTCATTTACATAAATTATTTAAAAAAGTGGCAGATGTAAAAAAACAAAGAGAAAAAGATTGGGGCGTTAGCATAGTAGATAAAACCCCTAAAGGATATGGCCCTGATGAAGAAGCCCCCCCTGGAAGAGAAATACAAGTAAAAACATTAAAAAAGAAAGTGGGTGCGGATAAAGCATATGCGTTTGCTTGGGCGCAACATAATAAACATGGATTGCCAGAGGGTACTGGATTACAAGTAAAAATGGCTTTAGATGATGCAGGAGTAAAGGGAGAGTTTAAAGATGGAAAAGTTAATGTTCATAAAAAACATGTAAAAAAAGCACATAAGGCTTTAAAGGGAAATGTTTATTATAAAGGAAAAACTCCTGATGTTGTGGGAGAAGATATAATTGATGAGGAAAAATTTTCGAATAAAATGATAGATAAACTGAAACAGCAATATGAGCCGTGGAGAGGGAAAAGAATTAGTTTGGGTAGAAATGTAGAATTAGAGAAAATAGTAAGACAACTTGCAAAAAATAAAGATGCATTGACACAACTTGTTAAAGCAGATATTCCTTTTATTTCTATGAATGCAAGACTAATTATGCATCAGGATCATGGTGTGCCTCTGAATAAATTTGAAGGAGTGGAAAATCCATATGCTAATTTGAAAAAAGGACCGTCTAGAGCAACGATTCATAAAATGTGGGCAAATAAACAACAAGAAAAGAAAAAGAAAATGATGAAGTCCAGTCATCCAGGATATAATGAAGAAATTATAATTGATGAAATGGGACATATTGTAAATATAAGTGAGGCTAAAGCACAGTTCACTATAGAAGAAAATTTAAAAAGGAAAGCAGAACAATCAGGCATTTCATTTAAAATTTTAGAAAAAGTGTATGATCGTGGAGTTAGTTCGTGGAAAACTGGTCATAAACCAGGAACTACTTCTCAAGAATGGGCAGAGTCAAGAGTTAATTCGTTTTTAACTGGCGGCAAAACCAGATTAATCGCGGATGAAGACTTATGGAATCAAGTTAATTCTAAACACAGAATAAAGGAAGAAATGGACACAGATCAGGCATTTAAAAAATGGTTGGCTATTAGTGAAGCAGATGTAGTTATAGACACTCCTCAGGGCAGATATGTAAAAGCAGGAAATGTTGCTTCTGCAAAAATAAAAGCAAAAAAATCATTTAGGGACCATAAAGACAAGATAAAAGTAACTAGTAGACTTGCCACGCCTTTAGATAAAAAATATCTTCAACACAAAGACGGAGAGGCATAAATGAAACCGAACCCACTTCATGAAAACTGGAAAACACTTGCGCCCGGTTTATTCACAGAACCCGAAAACGATTTAATATATAAAGAATTTTTAAAATTGAAAGAGCAAGGAGATGTCCATCATCATCATTATGCTAAAGACGATAATCCTGATGATAAAAAAAAACGTGAAAAAGATGCTACTGCAAACGTCAAGAAAAAATCTAATAAATCAAACAATGATGATGAAACGCCAGCACAGAGTCGTAGTGAAAAAAAGAAAAAATTGGATCCTGTTGGCAAAGAAGATGGAGATATAGATAACGATGGAGATATAGATAATAGCGATAAATTTCTTGCAAAAAAAAGAAAAGCAATTAATAAGTCAATTAAATCTCGACAAAATACAAAATCTGAAAAAAGTATAAAATTATCGGGTAAAAAAGAAAAAATTGAAATTTACAAAGGAATTGAAGAAAATAAGAAACGATATACTAAAGATATTTTTGCTTTCGGTCAAAAAATTAAAAATCGACAAAGTGTTTTCGAATGCAGAAAAATAAATAAAAATTATGATGCAAATATCGAAAAGAAAACCGTTGACCTCAATGAAGGTGGAGATCAAATTTGGTTCAAAGGAATTAAAATGACTTTTGATGAATATTCTTTGATTTTTGCAACAATGTATGTTCCTGGCTCAAGAGTATTGCCAACAGAAGTTGCACCAGACAATTCCAAATATGGATCATTGTTGAAGAAATTGCCACGAAAAGATCAAAATTGGGTAGTATCATTACTCAAAGATTACATGAAACGTGGTGGGGTAGTTCATAAAGATGTTGTTAAGAATTTTGTTTTGAAAGAAGAAGTTGAACTTAATGAAGCACTTAAACCAAAAGATAAAGATGTCATACAGGCGTTTTATGATAAAGAAAGTTTGGAAGGTAGATTACTCTCCACTGATGGTAAGACATTAGAAAAACTTGGTATGGGTGGTCAAACAATCGCAGTGTGGAAAAACAATAAGATTGTAGTTACTGCTGTGAGCGATGTCAAATCAACAGATGAAATACTTAGATATATGAAAAAATCTATACCAAAACTCAATTTTGATAAAAAAAGTTGGCAAGAGTTTTTCGAGGAAGTTGAACTTGATGAAAGGCATGGAGGATGGAAGCCCGGCCCATATAACATTATTAATGTAACGACAGGAGAAATTCTTCAGGTAGTTAAAACTGGTACAGGAGCCAAAAGAATTGCAGATAAAATTAATTTTTCGCCCAAGACTCCCGATGATCAGATGGTGGGAGTATATCATGTGGACGCTAGAAATGATACGACAACTATAAGATGGTGGAAAAAGGAAAATGGAAAAAAAGTATATTATGGCGATTTAAAATCAGTCAACTGGTCTAAAATTAAACCGGGCGCTAAATCTGAAGAAGTTGCTGAAGGATGGAAAAAAGGTAAGTATACAATTAAAGACGAAAATGGAAAAATACTTGGCACATACAGTTCTGGTGGTAAAGCTAAAAAGGTAATGGATGACCTTATGCAAAAAGGTGATTACCCCGAACTAACTGTCTCAATGGTAGAAGAAGTTGAAGTTGCTGAAAAATTTGCAGGATGGATTGCAATATATGGTGGAAAGCAATTGGAAATTAAGAAAAGTGAAGCAGATGGAATATGGCCCGCAAAACAATTAGCAATTAAACACTTTAAAGTTCCTAAATCGAAACAAGGACTTCTTGCGATTAAACCAGCAGAAGAGGAAGTTGAACTTGGTGAAGCCGCATCAAAATATAAAAACGAGTTTGTCAAATATGCAGTAGAAATTATTAAAAAACTCAAAAAAGATGGTAAGATTGATGACTCGACAAAAGATAGTTTAATTATAAACAC